CGGGTACACAAGTAATCCATTGTGTGCCGTATTTCCTTTTAGATAAAAAGTTCTTTTTGCTACTACCTGTATATAAATAAATTGACTTTTCACCTACATTACTATTAACTACAATCTGCTGATTAGCCGACATTGTATAATTAATAGTAAAAGTATCACCGGTAGTTCTGTTCATTACTGTAGGGTTAGTTACTGCACCACCTACGGCTGAGATTTTAATAATAATTCCTGTGGTAGCTTCACCTACATCAACTAGTTGTGATATTCTTCCTTTGCCTTCGCTTATAGCCTTCCCCGGTGGCCAACTAATTGAAAAAGGAAATTCAAATAGACTTTCACTATCAGTAAAACCAATAACATCTTCTGTAGTTGAAATAAAATAGGGCTGTGGGCAGATAATAGATATTTGTGGTTGCTGAACCTTGTCAAACAAATTTGCTTCAAATTTTTCAACGATACCTTTTATGTACACATCTCTACTATCATTAGTCCAATATAGTGTTATTTTTGCCTTACAAGCGAAAAATCTATATAATTCCAGTCTGTTCAGTTCTATTGGTGGCTTAATGTTAAGTGTTATAACTATGTTTCTTTTCTCTGCTCTCATTGAATTCACTAAGCAACCGTCTGTGTAATATAAGCTAGAAGTGTTTATATTCGTATCTGGAGAAGTTAAGCCGTCAACGGATAAGATGTCATACTTATCTCTAACTTTTGTAAAATCTAGCCTTTCTCCATTTTGTGTTTCTACTATTAGATTAAACATTCTTAACCACTTCCATCTGCTTAATTAAATTCTTAGTATCTCTATAAATTTCCAACCTTGAAAGAGGTTGTGGGCTTGTGTTTGTTTGATTGAACGTATTATTAACAGTTGTGTTGTTATTAACAGTCCCATTAACTTTATCTTGTGTAGCCTTGCTAACACTATTATTAACATTAGCTAAATTTGCCCTTGCTTGTCTTAGTCCATCTGTAAAAATTGGGTCAAGTTCAAGGCTCTTATTAAGCACTTTATTTGCTGACTTATAAGCCTTTTCTGCTGTATTCTCATACGCATTAGCTACCGATTTTTCGCTATTCTCAGCACCTACAACAAGACCTTCGCCAAACATTTCACTTAACCATCTACCCTTTCTTGACGGTGAGTGAATACCTAAGAAATCTTTAACAGTATCAACTATAGTTCCGGCTACACTACTTGCACTATCAATTAATTGATTAATTAAAGAATTGTTTTCAAGTCCTTCAATAAGACCTGAAACAAAGTTTTCGCCCACACTATTAGATTTTACCTTGTTAGCTTCTTTTTTTGCCTTGTTCATGGTGTTTTTAGATGCATTACCCACTTGGCTATTGTTCTTGACAATACCTTTTGTAATCTCTCCTACTGTAGATTTACCGGTCCAGAAGAATTCACTTGCTTTATAGTCAGCACTTTTTTTAGCTTCACCTACTGCATTTTTTGCAGAATTGCTAACTTTGCATTTATTCTTGTTTAAGCCTTCTGTGATTTTGTCAGCACCTTTTGTACCTGCAAAAAACAATCCTTCTGCTGTATGTAAAGCCTTTGTTTTTGCTTCATCAACAACTTTCTTACTTGTGTTACTAACTTTTTTCTTTTTACTCTCAATGCCATCTGATAGTGCTTCACCAGCATACTGACCACTGTTTTTTAATTTTGTTAATTCTTTGTCAGCCTTATCTACCATTGACTTAGCTGTATTAACCATTTCTTGTGAAACACCCGGTGTACCTTCTTTTAGTTCTTTTTTCAAATTTTCATAGTACTTTGAAAAATTCTTTTTTTGTTGTATTAATGTTTCTAATGTTGCGTTTTCTGCTGTAACAAGTCCACTTGTCATATTAGATACTGCATCATTTATTTTGTTAATATCACCTGTTGCCATAGCAGATGTAACACCCTCGTAATTTTTTATTGTTGTAACATATCCTAAATATGTTTCTTGTGCATCATGAAATTTCTTACTTGCATTTTTTGCCGTTTTTGATAAGCTATTATTAATTTTTTGCTGAGAACCGTTTACTTCTGACACTAAATCAGTAAAATCCCTTTGTGCATAGTAGTCTTCACCTTTGTGTTCTTCTTTATATTCTTTTAACTTTCTTTGTGCAGTTCTTAACTTTAAATATTCACTATTCAATGCTGTTTGTGCTTTTTCGTTTGCATCTTTTGCATTAGTCATATTAGTATGTGCTTCTGTTATGTTTGCTTTTGCTTTATCGTAAGAATCACCATATGCACTTTGCTGTGCTTCTGCTCTTTTTACCGCAATAGCTTCTTGCACTTTTTTAATTACATTATTGTAAGATGTAATTACATATCCATTGTTTTTGATTTCTGTATCTAATGCATCTGACAATGTAGATGTAATAGTTTTTGAACGCTCTTCGTATCCTTTTTTGACATTGCCATTTTTATCAGTTATTTGTTGCAATTCGCCTAATAAAGTTTCATAATAACCAAATTCGTTAGTGTTATCTTGACTGGCTTTCTGTCTTTCTTCTTTTAATTCTTGCCACTTCTTTGTTTCTTCATCAATAGTAGTATTCAGTTCATCATGTTTTGTATTCATATCTGATGTTTTTTCTGAATTCTTACCGAATAAATCGTTAAGTGCCATGAAAGTAGTAACTAATGTACCGGCTATAGTTACTATTGCACCGATAGGGTTACTACTCTGTGCAATATTCAACAATTTCTGTGCAGTTGTTAAACCCTCTGTGGTACTTCTGAGGGTAGAAAATGTTGTAATTAGATTAGTAATTTGTGTTGCAAAAGATGATACCTTTTTGCCTATGAAAATAGATAACAAATATCCACCTACTGTTTTTGCTATAGTTCCAATGGTTGGCAAGTTATCAATGGTCCATTCAATTCCATCTTCTACATCCGGTAGGAAATCTTTTAAAATTGGCTTAATCAACTTTGTTTGTACAGTTCTATATAGGACTTTAAGTTCACTGTCAACATCATCATAAGCAACATCATTAATTTTTTGCATTGATTTTTTTGTTTTGTCAGCTTGTCCGTCGACATTCATCAATGCTTTTACGCCGTCAATACCGAGGTCTTCCCACATTGTACCGAATAAGTCCACACCGGCTTGATTCTGCTTTACTTGATTGTCCATGCTGAATAATGCCTTTAAAGTCTTTTTAGTGGCACTCTGTGCTGACTTGCCACCCTTTGCGAACTCTTTACGCATTTTATTTGCATTAAGTCCAACAAGTTGGAAACCTTCATCAGTACTAGTTGCAGTATCCTTAGTTCTGATTCCAAATTCCTTCATGGCATCTCCTAACTTATCAACGCTAAATGTACCTGTATCAGTACCATTTTTTAATGAATTAAAAAATTCATCAGCGTTATAGCCTAACTGCTTATAGTGCACTGAATATTCATTAATGCTATCTAATAAGTCATCATTCTTATTTAGTCCATTCTGAGCACCTTGGACTATAAGATTAAAAGCTTCTTCACCACTCACGCCGAACTGGTCCATCAACATATTAACGGCACGCATACTCTCTTGAACATCAAAACCAAATGTGTCACGCATAACAAGTGCATTTTTGGCTAGTTCTTTAATCTTAGATGGGTCAGTTTCCTTTGTTGTCTGTACTATCTGTGCTAGTGTTTCTGATAAGTCTTCATAGCTATCGCCCATGCCATCATCATATAAATCATCTAAGACACCTTTGTACTTTTGTAATTCTTTACCTTGTATGCCCGTCTGGTTGCTGAAATTGTTATAAGCCGTTTCAACACTACCAATGTCAGTAACCATATCTTTAAGCTTATCAAGTACAACTTCAACACCGTCAGCAACAAAAGTTGACATAGCACCTTTAGCAACTGTAAAACTACCGTCTAAGTCCTCTGCATTATCCCCTACATCTTTAAGTTCTCCGGCATATTCCTCAGCCTTGCTTTTTGCTGATGAATACTTTTCCTTATTATCATTTAAAGATGTGGATAACTTTAATAATTCTTCTTTTAGTTTCTTTGCTGATTCGCTATTTTTGCCTTGTTCAAGTACTGCATTAATATAAGACTGCTTTAATTCATCAACTTTTTTAGACTGACTTTCTATTTCTGCTTTTAGCTTTTCTGATGCAGACTTACTTTCATCTTCTTTGGCTTTTAAATCAGCTAGTTTTTCACTATACTTCTTGATTTGATTTTCAGCCTTAGCAATAGTAGCAGACTGATTATTAATCTTAATCTGTAAATCTTGTGCTGATTTAGAGTTTTCTCCTTGCTCTTTGGCAACTAACTCATACTGCTTTTCTAGATTTGTAAGTTTAGTTTTTTCAAGTTCAGTAACTTTATTAAGTGCCTTTAGCTTTTCACTAACACCGTCAGTTGACTTTCCCCAATCATCTAAACCTGCTGTACTCTTTTTAAATTCTGAGTTAACAAGCCTAATCTGTCTATTTGCATCAGCAATGTTTCTTTTGAATTCACTTAAATCAATTTTAAATTTTGTGGTTGGATTTTCTTTTTTATTAGCCATAATTCATCACACCCAATTATCTCCTGCCGGTCTTCTAATAACCGTCTTTTTACTTGCTGATTTCTTTATCTTTCTATCGTGTTCATTTATCATTTGATATGTTTTAATTAATTCGTGAAATTTGTAGTATCTTAATCTCAAAGGATTAAAAGAACTATATCTATCACACAAGGCTAATTTCATATCAAACAAAGTTGCAGAAAGGGTAGGTTGCTTTTGCTCCCTACCCTCAGTTAGTTTTTTGATGTACCGAATACATTGTTGATGTCACTAATACTATACTTGATAATATCTACTACTGTGTTAACTACTTCTTTGAAATTGATGTTTCTTAGTTCCTCGTCTGTAATCTGTGGAAAAACATCTTTAATAATAGGCTTACACATTGCGTAACTGTTCATTGCTACAGTAGCAATAACATCATATAAGTTAACTGAGGTATCTTCCTTATTTTTTAACAGTTTATCAAGGTTAATAACCTCAACAATATCTTCAACAGTACCCATCTTTAGATTTACTTCTTCTGTTTGATATGTTTTTACGATTTTATTTTTCTCATTTCTAATGTTAAGTTTAATCATTTATTTCACCTCTTATATATGACAAAAAAGCAAGGCTACTAATTTATGTAACCTTGCTTTATTTTATTATTCAGTAAAAATTGTGTCAGGTGTTTGAACTTTCGCAAAAAAATCACTTTCAGTAATTGACTTATTTGCTGAAGTATCAACTGTGACTGCTCTTGCTGACTTTGGATTACTATTTTTGTCTAGAAGTTTTGCAAATCTATGTGTAGTGTTAATACCTGTAAATGTTAGTTCTTGTCCTTTTGCTTCTGTACCATCATCTTCTGTAGTATGTGTATCATCCGGAATATTAAATGTACCTTTTAATCTCCACACATACATTTCTGTACCATCTGTTAACTTTGTTACATAGCCGAAAGCAAAATACTTTTGTTCTCTTTCACCTTCAACCAGAACACCTTTGGTTTCATCATACTTCTGACCTGTAATATCTGCATATACTGCAAGTGGCAATGCTGATGTATTAACACTTACTTCATCATTACCTGTAGAACTAACTGTAACCATAGGCTGATTGTCATAGTAATGTGGTTCATTACTTGACTCTGTTGATTTACTAATCTCGCTTACACCTGCAAGACTTTTTACTACACCATAAGTAATTTCTTCTGATGTATCTTTAGTAATCTCTGCATATACTGCGTGTCTAACACCACGAAATTCTTTTACTTCAACTGTACTACTCATTTATATTCTCCTTTATATCAACTTCGATAATAAACTGTGTAACCTCTACCGGTGTGGGTCTTTTCCTCACTTATAACTGAATGGCCATCACCGGAAATAACAAATTTATTATCTTTTAATTTTTCTTTCAACAATCGCAGAACTGTATAAACTCTTTCAGGGTTTATACTATAAAAATTAACATCATATTCATATACAATGCTATGTTCGTTATTATCATAGTAAGATTCACTATCACTAGAACTATTCCAAAATGTAAAGAAGTCAGTTGGATAAGGTTCATCTTTAGCAAGTGTTCCTTGCAAGAAAAAAGGATAGTTAAAGCTACTTATAATTTCTAATAGTTTATCTTCCATTTCTTAATCTCCTAACTGCTGTACATACTTTTGAAATATTTTGTTTTGTATTTCAAAATTTTCTTGCTTGGTTTTACTTCCGTACAAGTCACTTCTAAACTTTCTATCCGGTTTCATCCTTGGTGTACCATACATCAAAAAGATTGAAGCTAAACCACCTTCAGCAATATCAAAACCAACATTAACACTATAAAAATCGTGTCCTTCTTTATTGATTGCCGGTTCTCTGTATAGTGATTTTCTTGTTTCACCTGTCACAGTATGTCTATCAATATCTTTGCTTATTTTCTCTGTTACATCCTTATGTGTAGCAGTTAAACACTCTTTAGCAATTTTATCAGTGCTCTTATATAAATCACTAAATCTCTCTGCTAACTCAGTAAAGCCAGATATATCAAACCATACCTTATTTTTCGACTTGGCCACATCAAGCACCACCTTTAATTGCTCTTACCTTAAACTGCATAAACTGATTACGGCTTTCAATGTTTTCAGGTTCGCTAATAATTTCATATGTCTTATTATTAACTATTAGTCTGCAATTCGCTGTAATGTCCGGTCTATACCATGTTTCTACTACTGCTGTATCTTCTACGATAATAACATTGTTGCTGACCTTTTCAGTCCCACCAAATGACCGAAAACAACAGTATATTATATCTGCTGTCTTGTATGTCTTTGTTAGCACACCTTTTTTAGTTTCAGTAGTGACAACTTGTAATTCTGCAACCGAGTTGAATATTGTTGTTGGTCTATACATTATCATCACCTACTGTAAATGCCAACTGTGTAACCCTCTCTTTGAAGTAAGTAGATAGATCACCGGCACCGTAATTCCAAAGGTCAGCAACACCACGAGCAATAGCACCTGTAGCAAGTTGACTATCTACTACAACGCTATCAACACCAGCTGACAACATATATTGTTTAACTTCATCAATATAAACTTGTAATGTTTCATTCTGATAGTCACCTGTAATGCCTAATGATGCTTTAACTGCCTTTAGTAGTTTTTCATCTGTCATAATGCTATTGCTCCTTTGTTATTAATTATTCACCCTTTTTAATAAGCACAACACCGTTAGGGTCAATTAGCTTGCCGTCTAAAATCATCATTAACTTATTCTTGATTTTGTTATTATCGTTATCAACCCACTTAGTAGCTGTCATATCTAGATTTGTATTAACAGCGTAATCGGAAAGGTTACAGAACACTGCAACTACATTTGAAGCTTTTGCATCTTCGTATGATGGTAAAATATCATCCTCAACAGTTTCAACATCTTTGCCCATGAATCTGTACTTTTCTTCACCGTCAATTCCGTAATTAGTTCTGCCTACTGGTTGGCCATTATTATCAACCATACCATCAATCTTTTCATCAAAGGTTGACTGGTTCATGATAAAGTTACCATTACGATAAGCTTTCTTAATCTTAGCTTTAACTTTGTGCCAACCTTCCCAACTACCAAATTCTTCTGCTGTAAGTGTAATTACATTTTTAACACTAGTGTCTTTAATAATGCCTAAAGGCTGACCTACACCTGTACCATTGAAAATAGCAATTTCAATAGCTTTAATCATTGCTTCAGTTGCAAGATTAATAAATTCTTGCTGGAAAACTTCAAGAGTTGTAACATTTACAAGAATTGACTGTGCTAGTTTACATTCAATACCATAATAATTGAATGAAATTGACTTGTTTGCAGTAAGTTTCTGATCTTCACTTGCTGTAACTTCATCAATCCATTTTGCAGATGGCTTTAAGTCAATTACAGGGAAATTAACGCCACCCTGTACATTTAGCTTTCTAACCTTGGCGAAAATATTGCCGTAGCTTTCTAGCTTTTTAACAATTTCATTGACAATAGTCTTAGGAATTACTGCTGATGCATCAGTAGTAGTTGTTGCTTCTCTTAGTTCAGCCGGAATAGGAACATTTCTGCAAATGTAATTCATGAACGCTGTTCTATATTCAACTGTATCTGATGGGTCTTCTTCTCTCTTCTGTGACTGACCGTTTTTTAGACCGAATGAACCACGAATTTCACCATTGATAACTTTAGAACGTGCATCAGGGTTGTTGTTTTTGCTTTCACCGTTGTTACCTTCGTTGTCACCTTCGTTGTTACCTTCGTTGTTACCTTCATTGTTATCGTCATCTTCTAGCTTTTTGAGCTGTTCTTCTGCATCATTAATTTCATCTCTTAATGCAATAAGAGTTTGACCAATAGAACGAACTTCGGCAACATCATTACTGCTCTGTGCTCTTTCCTGTAATTCTTTGAATTTTTTCTTTTTTCTTTCAATAAGTTTTTCAAAATATTCTTTCATTTTCTGCTCCTTAAATACTAAGTAATTTAATTTTTTCTTTTTCTAGTTCTAGTTCTAACTGCTTATCGTCATTATCCAATGACCTCTTTGCACTATCCAGTACATCTTTGACACTCTCCAATGCCATTTTATCTCTTGCAGAAATACTAGTATCTTCATATGCCGGAAATGTCACTGCTGACACTTCAAACACTTGTGATATAGCTTTAATTCTTCTTGTTGGGTGGTCTGTATTTAAATCTTCCCACTCTTCATCATCAATGTTAAATGCAAATGACATACCGGATATGTCACCACGCTTAACTGCTGAATATAATTCCTTAGCTTTAGAATTGCCTTCTACATCAAGATTAACTCTGATGTCCATACCTTTGTTATTAACAGTCATTTGCATTGTGCTGTTTTTATTGTTGTTTCTGCTTCTAGCCAAAGGTATCATATTAAAATCATGATTAACTAGAAATCTAACATCTTTAAGATTGGTGTCTTTTAATGCACCAGGTTCTATAATTTCATCATAATAACCTAGATTGGTTTTGCTATTATAAACAATAGGCTGACCTTCAATATAAGTACCATGTTCTTCATCTTCCCTGGCTCTTATTTCAAAGTCATATGCTCTAACTTCGTGTTGCTTATTCATTACTATTTTCATCCCCTACTTGATATTTTCTTGCATCATTTACATTGACATAGTTAAGTGACTGCATTCTAACGCCCTTTAGTTCAGCCAATGGCCTTAAACCTAAGGCAGTTCTAGCTTCATTTTCAAATAGACTTCCATGGTCCCCTAGTAGTCTTATCATTTCTAGAATTTGCGACTTAGTCATAAATTCCAACTTATTAGCATAAAAGACTACTTCATTATTAAAACCTTTTTCACGCTTTGTAAATAATACCTTTGTAAAGGCTTGCCCTAAAGATATAATAAGTGGTTCAAGTGTCTTCTGATAAAAGGCTTCGTACTGCTCTGCCGTATAATCTGCTGTAATGATTGGTAAAGACACTCCAAAATGTCTAAGGATTTTATCATCAACAAATTTTAATGTGTCTGCATCAACAAGCTTAGTTTCCTTTTTGATTGGTACAAATTCGCTTTTGAGATCCAAAGGCAAAAAACCACTTTCAGCATTTTTCAGTTTTGTTTCTAATTCTTTCAATGCTTTTTCTGTCTTGCCATCATCAAGCATACCGTTATATTTCACGACACCATTAATTGCGTAACTAGCTTTCATAGCTTTGGCCACACCTTGAAGTAATGTGTGGTATATATCTAGTGTGGTTAGAAGTGCACTGTTATCAGGCTGACCGTTAGAGTCACCACCCATAAAATCATTAGTAGCATATCTCATTTTCCAATGAATTATATCTGATTGTTTAAGTATGTAGTCTGTTCCGTTTGCAAAATAAAAATGTATAAATAATGTGTTACTATCGTCTTGAATAAAATCCACTTGTGTTGGCTGAATAGGATATAAAGCTTCAAGTGTTCGTGTTGTAACACCTCTATCACTTTTTTCACGCCATACAGGAACGATAAATGCATTTAAATTTAGCAATAATAGATTTGTTGTCTTTTCCAAGAAATCTGATGTGGTCATGAATTCGTTTGGCTCATTCAGTACCGGTTGAATAGAATTGCTTTTTGACGGTTCAGTATCACCGTTAGTACTGCGTATAATGTGCTCCGGTGATAACTTTTTCATTTCTGCCGAAATACAATTAACACATTGCTGTACAATATCATTTGCATAGATGTTAGTTCCAAATTGACTAAAGACTGGAGCATAACCATTCATCATATCAATGTAATGTTTATTTTGCTTTTTAGCAGATAGTTTTGAAAATATGTTACTAAAAAAGCCCAAAGTTATCACCTCATTTCAATCATTTGCTTATACTCTGTTCTGTATCTTCTGTACATTTCATAGAGAATAACAAGAGTAACTGCACCATCTATTTTTTTACTTGGCTCAGTTTTAACAAGCATGCAACAACCTTTACTATTGACTAGCAAGCTTGCGTTCTTTAAATTCCATTTGTCCATGTCATTATTATTGTAGTTTATAAGTTGATGTTGGAAATCGGCTTCACATAGCTTAACTGCATTGTTAAGAGTTTCTGCGTTCTGAAGTATCATTACCATATCATCATTTTTTCTTGACCAACCGTAATAGTCCATTCTTGTTAAGAAGTCCTTTGCGAACTTCTGATCATAGCCACATTTCCATAATTTAATGTTATAGTCTTTATAAAGCTTATAAAACCAATCTGCGACTAATGATAAATCTATGTCATTGCCTTCGCTAACAGTTAATAGCCCTTTTTTTAGCCATTCGCTGTATTTTGCACCGGCATTTTCGTCATTGCTATCTTCCAGCTTAGATTGTGGAATAAAATAGTGCGAATAAATATATTTATGTGGGTCATTTGGTTTCATTAATAAAATTTTTGCGTTTGTCAAGTCAGTTGTTTCCGACAAGTCACAAGCACCTAAACAAATGCAATTTCTAAAATCTTCAAGACTATAAACGGATTTATAATCATAGTCTTCAAGATTTAACCAACTTTCAACGCCGTTTTGTTTGATGTTAAAATCTTTGGATAATACAAAAATTCTATCGGCTTTAGACGTTTTAGCAACATCAATCTGTTCATCCATGTAATCCCACTTTTTAACTATACCTAAAGTTGGGTTGGACTTAACCCACGATTTTCTATTTTGCCAAATTTCTTCTTCACTATCTTGGGTATATAGCCACGGTAAAAGCCTTTCGGCTGATTTTCCGTTATCTTCACCCCAAATTACTGCCCTTGCCTTTCTCAATTCATCATCAAGATAACCGTCAACAACAAAACCTTCTGTAGTAATATTGATAAACTTGGGATTATCTTTCAAGGACTGCGACTGTTCTATTGACTTACCTATAACGTTGTTTTTCATTTCATGTGTTTCGTCCACAATAGCAAAATCAATATTACGCCCTTCTTTGTTCCTTGTTCTGTCAGACAGTTTGAAAATTTTAGACCCGTTTGCTTTATTGATAATAAAACGCTGGTTTTTCTTGGTGTCTAAATCGTTTGGGTCTATTAGCTGTCGCATTGTATCAATCGCATCATAGGTAATAGATGCTTGATTATCGTCATTAGAACTACACACAATGTCAGAACCTTCATTACCTACGATTAATTCACTTAGTCCTAAAGCTGAACATGTTTCTGATTTAGTATTTTTTCTTGCAATTAGTAATAGGATTTTTTTAAACCTATCAAAATTTGTTTCGGCCATTTTGAATGAATAAATGGTTTCAATAAATGCCTTTTGCCACAACATTAATTTCATTGGTTGATTGTAATAAGGTGACTTGGTCAGCCTAATACAATTTTCCATTATATTCATACGCAAGTTTGCATCATCAGTATTGTAAAAATACCGGTCATTATTAAAATCATCTTTAAGGTTATTCAGTTCTTGCCACAACTCTTGGCCAACGATAATTGTGCCACACTCTATTTGTGCATGGTAGTTTAGTAACCACGAATTATCAGCCGTCCATATTGTCTTTTCTGTCATTAACATATTTTTCAACCCATTCTCTAAGTGGTGAACTTTGTTCTGTATCATCATTACCGGCAAACTTACTTAAAACTTTCAGCAGATTTGTGTACTGCTGTAGTAATTCTTTATATTGCTTACTAGCTGGTGTTACTTTCTGAAGCTTTTTGTTTTTAGGGTGAAATTGTATGAAAGGTAACTTCCTTAATTCTATTAATCTGTTTTCTAAAAAGATAAATTCATCAACAGCTTGGTCTATAAAGCCAACATCACACCCATTATTTTTAAGATATTCAATTATTTTTTCTTTTCTCTGAGTATCTTTTTTCTTCATTTCTTTTATCCTTAAAAAATTAGCTATTTTGATTTTGAAAAATCTCATTTTTTGACTTTCTGCGAGAATTAAGAACTTCCCACAGTCTCTTTTAGCCTTATCAAATATTTCTTGGTGGGGGGTATCTTCTCAAAATGTGGCTGAAAATTTTTCCCACCAATCTTCAATAAATTTTTTCCATTGTTTTTTGTCTCTTTTATCTTCACAATTTAACAATCTATCTAAACAAGTATCTTTATCTGTGTCAATGTGGATAAGCCTTGCACCTAATGTGTTGGCCAATCTGTTTCTTTCAGCTGACAAAGGATAACCACCGACAATATATGCGTTTTGCCATTTTCCTTGTCGGTGCTTAATTTGTTGTAATATTAAATCTCTTATAGCAAACACATTACTTGTTAGTTCTTTAGGTTTAATATATAAAGGCTGATTTGATATTGCCATCCATATCTTGTCTATATCTAGCAACAAATCACCTTGCAACATAACATCATTAACATAACTGCTCTTGCCACTCAACGGTGAACCATACACAATAAACACTTGCCTTATTGGCTGGCTTAACTTATTATGTACACGATTGTGGCATTTGTGATGTAGTAATACAATATTGTTTTCATTTAACGCAATGTTCGGATCATTATAGTTTTCTTCTGTTAGATATATCTTATGGTGACAAATGCAATCATAAGACTTAACTATTGGTTTTCCACAATGTTCACATACCCATAAGCCGTTGCTATCAACTCTAGATAGCTTGATGATGTGAGTTAGCTTTTTCCATTCTGCTGTACGGTAGAAGTCTGATAACATTACATCACCAATCACTTTCTAGCTTTTCTTTCTTTATCTTCAATTCTTCTTTTCGTAGTTCAAGTAACTGTGGGTCATTCTTCCATTTCTCTTGTTTACGGTTTTTAAGCCAGAATATCATAGCAGTAGTATCAGGTGGTATATATACTTGGTCATCAGCATATTCTATATACTCAATTTCCTTGATTTTCTTACCGTCTTTATATTCAACAGTCTTAACCTTGATGGGTTTCTTTACTGTTTTGAATATTCCTAACGCTTTTTGCAGTAATGAGTTTTCAACTTCAATATCAACAACTTCTTTACCTCTTTGAATAGCAGTATCTATTTGTTGATATTTCTTTTTCCACTCAGAAAGTGTTTTGCGACTAATGCCCATATTGTGGCTTATCTGTTGGTCGGTCAATCCCATTCTTGCCCAACCTTCAATTAGTTTAAGACCATTATCTTCAATCCACTTATCAACTTTAGCCACAACACCTCACCGTCCTTATACTACAAAAGCACTACATTTTTTTAATTATGCAGTGCCTTTATATCTACTATGCTATTTCTCTATTTTCAATAATAACATATTAAAATGGGACAAACAGGACAAATGGGACACATTTTGAAAAAATTTTAAATTTTTTTAATTTCTCTTGCAATTCTTTTCTTTAGTGCATCAACAGTAGCACCTTCACAGTATGTATCAAGGCTTGAATAGATAATAACCCATGTTTTTTGCTCAACAACATACTGCATAACTGAATATCTAACAAGATTATCTGATATGCTAGATATAACTTTATCTACTTTATTTTGCATATCAATTATCTTATTGATTTGTTCATTAATACTATCCAACTGCTTTCTTACTGCTGTAGTCTGCATAAAGCCCTCAACAGATACCGGATGTGATGTATAAGGATATTCAGCTGAGGACCCCACAACTGTATCAGTTACTGTATTTTCTTTGATTAATTCAGTTTTCTTCTGTTGTAATCTTCTTAACTCTAAATTTAGTGATGGGTAAGTTTTTCGCATTTCTCTTAGTTCTGACATTGTCATTCTCTTCTTCTCCTATCGTGCGTACATATGTGCGTGTTTTATTTTTTATGGTGTTACTTTTGTTACAGATACTACAAACGCAATCTAGCGTATATGTAAAACATAGCATTAATTTCATTGTATCTAATATCAACATCTGTAAAAGTGTATTGTGGATATAGCTTTTTTAACTTGTCAATTAAGTTATATTCACAGCTGATAGCTTGTCTAATGTCTTTCTTCCTAAATTTATAATGATTTTTCTTTACTGTTGGCTTTTTCAAACCTCTACTACTTCCCCAGCGTTTTCTTCCTTGTGGGTCTTTAGCGAGGTAAAACGCAATACCGGTTAATCCAAATTCGTCTGTGTCTAATAGCTTAATATCATTTCTTCTTGATTTACCCCAAAGCAAATTTACTTCTTTCATTGTGAGTTCTAATTGACTATCAACTATGATGTGATGATGATAGCCATTCTTTTTCTTCTCTGTCACATATACATATTTTGCATTTGGTATTCCTTGTTTTTTCCTTTTTCGATTTAACCTTCTGAGAAAGTTAGTAATATCTTTATGTGCTGATTCATAGTCTTGTGGTTGGTTGTCAGGTGTGTATGTCAATGTGATGCAATAATCATCATCAGTAAAATTTGTATTGACTAGTCTAGCGAAATACTTTCTAGCATTTTTATCATTAAGGCCTTTAATTGCTTTCTTAGTTTTCTTCTTTAATTTCTGTTTTAGTGTACAACTCTCTTTGCGTGTGAATTCTGGATAGATTTCCACATCAAGTTGATTACCTGCGAAAATTTCTTTTGTTGCGTAACAATGACTAATGACACCATCTTTCAACAACCTTAGAACAGTATCTTCCTCTTCTTTCTCATACTGCTGTACTATTTGATTTTCATAATCATATTCTATGTAATGCTTTTTCTTTCTCTTCATGATTATCTATCCTTACTAGTGGTTGAGTTGTTAATACCCATTACGAGGTCAGCAAAGAGGTCCAAACCTCTATTTTATTGTGATAGTAAAAATCTTTGATAGGTCATTTTTTAATGATTTTCTATCAAAGATTTTTTGTTATTTGTTATTTAATTTTCTTGTCTGTAGGCTTCGTGAGTTCCGTTGTAATAGCTTCTTTCTTCGTCAGCTACTTGATAACCTAGTTGTTCAAGCAAATCAATAAAATTGATATAGGCTTCTACATTTGCCCATTCCTTTTTATATTCAGCTTTGTAATCATAGAAACGATCATAATCTGTTTCCCTTGCTAAATATCTCCAATTTGTTAACAATGCTCTTATGTACAACAACATAATTCTGCGTATATTCGTATCTTTAGTGTAATCATAATTATTTTGATTGTTTGTAATATCTTTCTTACACTTTTCACCAAAATATGCACCATAGTTAGATTGTAAATAGATAATAAAGTTTAGTAAAAGATTTTCATCACCTTTATTACCTGTGTATCTATTTACAAATTCATCAACAGTAACTCTTGCAGTATTTCGTACATTTTCCAAAATACTTAATTTGTCTTTAAGTATTTCTTTGTCTCTTTTCTGCTTATCACTAATCTTTTTTCGTTCTGCTCTTTCCCGTTCTCTTTCATCAGCATTGTCTTCAACTGCTTTTGATTGCATCTTATAAATAACTATCCAATCAGCACTAGCCGGTGACAAAACAAAATATAATTGCTCTTTTTCATTAGCTATCAATTCATCTATATCTATATCTGCATAGTCACAAGCTACAACATTATCATATTTTAAATACCTTCCTTCTTCGTCAGTAATATCAACTAACCCTTTATCTTCAAGTTCCTTTTTAATAACCTTCTGCTTTTCTTTTCTTTCTTGTTTTCGAAGCTTTGAGTTGTATGTGTAGTCAAAATTGTTAGTACCTATTTCTTTTAGGCACTCATTCTTATCTTCTACATTTTTCAACTTTTCAAGTTTTATATAGTCAGTAAGCTTAACTTCTCTTTCTTGCGACTTGCGTAATTCTTCCCTATCAAGTTCAAGCAACTTAACTCTATGCCAAATTGTAGTAGCAGAAAAGCCTGTTTTCTTTTCAATGCTTCTAATGCCTTCGCCTAGATCAATCATCATCTGGAAGCCTTCAGCTTGTTCAAGTGGTGTTAAATCGGACCTTTGCATATTTTCAAGCAACATTGTTGCTATTTGTTCTTTCTTTGACATTACATTTACAACAGTGCATGGCAATGTTTTTAGTCCTGCAATCTTAGATGCTTCACATCTTCTATGACCGATAAGAATTGTATAGTAAGCAATTTGGCCTAATTTGTATTGAGGTATTACAGTTAGATTCTGCATCACACCTCTAGCTTTGATACTCTCTGCAAGTTCTGTAAGGTCTCCCAGGTCCTTTCTTGGATTGTCCGGATGAGGTCTTAACATATCAATAGGTATTTGTTTTTGTTCCATAGTTATCTCCTTTTTGACTTAGAAAGTCACACAAATGTTTAATATTCCAGCCGATAGCCAATAAACGGCCATCTTATAATCTTTACTTATTACATAGCCTATGCAAGCAAGAAATTGAAGTGCTATAAGAATAACTGGAAATAATTTATTCATTTTCTTCTCTTGCAATAAGGATACGGTTCATCAATTATCTTTTTGTCGCACTTTGCCGGGTCACAGTTTCGTGGCCTATCAGTTTCAATCATATAGTGACAAAATCTATCACTTCTCTTGTTACGAGAACCGTTACCGTCCTTATAGTAGCGACAACCTTCACATGATTTTCTTCCCATATACTACTCCTTTAGAAATCCAAATAGTTTCTCACACATAGCACCAATTTGCACAGCTTCTCTAATAAGTGCAATAGTGTTAGTTTCTAGTCTACCAGTAGCCATAATTTTTTCGTCAAAATTATTTGTTTTTGTTCCATGCCAGAAATCTTCAATTAATGTTTGTATATTGTAGAAACATTCTTTTGCTTCTTCTATTTCTTCCAATACAACAGCATACGCTTCGTGTGAAGAATTAAACTGTGCATTTACCTTATTTGCACTTTCCAATTCTTTTTCAAAAAGTGCTTTTACTTCTTCTTCAGTTATCGCAAACATCATTTACACCTTCCATTTCATCAAAGTTCTTATTCTTCATAAACTCATTTTCTCTACTAACAGAGTTTAGCTTATAAAGCTGTTTTATAACTTCGAAAAAATCATCATCTCTATTGCAATCAAAAGCAGTAATTATTGCCGTCACAAACATTCCTTTTTTAACTGCAACGCATTTTTCGCTACGCAAAGTGAATGTTAATTCATACTGATTTACACCTAGTGGTTTAAGATAATCAATATCAATAAGAATTAAGCCTTGACTTGATTTAAAAGGAAGTAATGTTTTACCACCGTATATAACATTTATATTGAGTGGTACTAACAATTCTTCATCTTCTGCTGTATCAGCAAGTAACTGTAATTCACTATCAAGAAGCTTATACTTGTAGTTTAGTTCCAGCTTATCTTTATCAAGCTCATACAAACCACTAATAACATCAGCAGATAAAAAAGGAATTTCCGGTGACAATAAAAACATAGCATGGCCATCACCGAACCATTGACAATCATCAGTTGTCTTATTAACGCAGAAAGCACTTCGTTTTTTGCACAGATTAACAATCTTTTTTAGGTCCATAATTACACCTCTTAAATTTCCTTGATAATGATGTTATGTTGATATAACATCAGTTTCTTTTTTATTTTATATTCTGCAGTTCGGACACCTTTTGTGTCTTCAACAACCAACTTCCCATTTAATTTGTAAACAAAGTCTGCATAGTATTTACATGCCCTTTGCAGACACCTGCCATTCTGATCAAGAATTTTAGGAATAAGGGTAAACGGCACTTGCCTTCTTAATTCCTTAATTTTTCCGGTTCTTTCAAGTAATTTTAGTTCGGCATATCTTTTAGCTTCTTTCTTACTATCAAAGATAATGCCATCATATTCAACTTTGTTATTTCTATATTTATTGTAATTGTCGAATTTAAATTTCATTATTAATTCTCCTTAGGTCCTATCCGTAAAAGATAGGACCTAAAATCAAAGAAGGAAATAAGCCAATGGCTCACCATGGTATGCAGTAGTTGAGGATTGAACTCAATAAACCACCAACTTGGCCACTGCGAATTTGGTGGTGCAGTGTGTGATATGCACCACCACGAAACAGTATAAATAAAGGTAGATAACCGACCGGCAACTAGGATTTGCACCTAGATAATATTGTGCATTACTTATGCTATTGCCGAGATGTGCGTGACTACTGCAACATCTATAAAAATAGTCACGCAAGAAAATAAACCAGTCCGGAACTTGTTGGGCATGATCCAACTCTTTGTAATGTATCAGATGGGCATCTTAACATCTTTACAACGCTTTCCCTAAGCTAAAGTTCCATGTATGTAATAGTCAAGGTACTACAAAAGTAGTAGCCTTCCCTTGACTATGTCCGTCTGCGTTGAAGAACTTAAAGAATTTAAACTTAAAAACAGGAGATCCAAAAACCTATATAATCTATGAAATGAAGGAATATCACAATTTGATGTGCAGACGGAAGTGTTAGAACTGGCAAGGATTGAACTTGCATTTTGAAATGTACGAATTTTTCAACGCATTACCGATTATGCTACAGTTCCATTTTTATTTTAGCAACAAAGGTACTACGAATATGTAGTAACCTTCTCCTTTGTTGCATAAACCTCTGCGTGAAGGATTTTCTATCTTAGAACTTAGGAGATACACTTAAATTGATTTTAGTAAGTAACTTGCAGAGGTGGTTGTGGGATTGGTAAGACTTGAACTTACATATCAGACACGAACGGTTCATCTGATGAATTACCAATTATTCAACAATCCCATATGTACCCTATCAGCTTAACTAGCTGATAGGGCTTTTAAGTATTCTTCACTAATCTCTGTTCTGATACCGTCAACTTCACGCTTTGGAAGTCTTTTAGAATACTCTTCAATTTCTTCTTTAGTCATAGATTTGAAACACAACAAATCTTCTGATGTACCTAGACTTGTGATAAACCTATATACTATCTTCTCTATCTCTTTACTATTCAATTCAAGATTATGCTCAACAGAATAGTCTTTTACTGCTGAATCTATTTCATCATCAGTAACAGCACTTTGCATCACTGCTCTATACATATTCACTAGCGTGTTTTCTTTCAATAATGTATCAATAACATCTAATGCTAGTTCTAGTGACTTCTGCAAGTCACCACTTTTAAGAGTTTCTGTAAGCTCTCTAGTCTGTCTTTCCGTAGCCTTGATTGACTGTTGCCACTGCTGATAACTCAGCCTTTCAAAATACAATTCACTATGTATAGTTCTGTAGTCTTTCAAGGCATCTTGCTTAATCTTAACTACCTTATCTTTGATGTGTGTACCAACAAGGTCATACATCATGTACAGACTAGCAAGAGTAGTTACATATGCTCGCTCTTCAAAATGTAATGATGACATCATCATTTTATCTGTGTTTCCAAAACTATAAGCTAGTCTGTCTAGTTCTTCTAATTGATTGAATTTGTCCATCTTTCTTCACTCTCCTGCACATTTTTATAGTTTGCCATTGCTTTATTAACTGCATCAACAATCAGTTGCCTTGAAAGTATAAAACCTACACTTTGAATGATACTAGCAATAAAAGAACAAAGTAGATTTTCTAAATCTTCTTTTTCGTGGCTTCTCCAAATTCCATTAGTAAGAACTTTATCATCCTCTTTTTTTCCGGTGATTACTGCATATATATCAGCATCATCAATAAGTTGTTTAGCTTTTTCTTTATTCATAAATTACACCCCAATTAACTTGCCACCGACATTTATGACGGTCTCAAAAATCATAATAACCAGCTTAAACACTAGTGTTTTTAACTTGCCTGTAACTTGCTATAGTTACTTTTATTCTACTGGTGTGTTCCAGCACCTTTTACATTTTTGTGATTTTGCATCAAATGTTTTATTGCAATACTTGCCTTCTCCTAGCGTAGCGACACAAATATATGGAATTCCATTCTCACTTTTTGTCGCTAGTGGATAACGGCTATTAAAGATAGATAATAGTGTTTTTTCTGGGTGTTCGTCACTCCACTTTTGAACAATTTTTATTGCTTTTTGAGGGTAAATTGTTTGAAAGTCAGAACACGACATCATATCGCTTGAGCCATTATTTGAACTGCTCAAAGGGCAGTCATCACAATTAAGTTCACATATACATGCGCCACCATTTAGTTTATGTTTTTTCGTCATTCTCAGCTTTTCAGCAAAGTAATTTTCTGTTTTTGAACAATCAATCATTTTCTTCACTCCATATCTGTCTGCAACATCTTGTATAACTTTCATACTTCTTCACCCTCTGCCGTTGTTTCAAGTGTTTCTACTTTTTCACCTGTAGCTTCTTCGATACATCTTGTTAAATATGCATCCTTGGTAAAGCACACTTCTTTATCGTCAATGATTTCTTTCCACCCTTTTACATAGTCTTGAACCATATAAGGCACTACATATGTAACAAGGAAATAAAGCACCGGTATCAAAGTAATACCACCAAACTTACTAAACAGTGTGATGTTATTAAGTTCGGAAATTACTGCAATTATGACAACTGAGAGAATTAAACCAATCAATCTAAATTTCTTCATTTTGCACCTCAGTTGGCTCTAAAATATCTTTAAATTCAAGAGTTCCATTATCAAGTTGTTTCTGATAATTTAGATTGACAATTTCACTTTCTAATTTATCAATTTCATTTAAATGCTTTATGTTTTCCATTTTCTCAGCATTAAGTTCATTAATAAGATTTTCTTTTTCCTTTAACATATTTTCATTAAACTTCTGTGCTTCTTTAGCTAAGTTTAAAATATGTTTGTTCTCATTCACTTGCCTATTAAAAGCATGTTGATATATTTTGTGCATCTCACTTTCATTGCTTAACTTAATAGCAAGTCCAGCAATAACAACTAGTAATGCTATGATTACTAATACAGTATCCGTAAATTCCAACGGTTACACCTTCTTTCTTCTGCCTATACGGATAACACTTCTTACTCTGCTGTAATCGTAAAATGTTCTACGGTTGTCTGTCTGCTTTATTACAAGCAGATTTCCTAACACATAGGCTTCTTTAACATTTCTAACTTTAATTACTGCATTATAAGTAGTATTAATTCTAAGTGTCATTGTGTTGTACCTTGGAGTGCAGTAACAAGGTTACTGACCATATCATTAAGTAATGATAAATTACTGTTAAGTGATAGGTCGGTACCCCTTGCGTATGCTATAAGCCTTTCGCATGGGATGTTAAACACCCACACTCCTTTTTCAGTCTGAACACTAGTACCAAAAGGGCATTTATCTTGTTTTAACATCTCGTACAAACTCTTGTATGAGATGTTAAGGTACTTAGATGCAACCTTTACCGGTACATTAACATACATTTCACCGTTATCATCTAACAGTAAATGTTCTCTTTCAGTTGTCATAAATATCACCTCTTATGCTGTCCTCTTAAACAGATATTCCAAATCACACTCTGGAAAAAATCTCTCCTTGATTTTGAAAGCTTCTTCAACTGAAAATGAACCATTTGAAATTTTGTTACCCATTGAATTTTCGTGAATACCAATGTAGTCAGCTATTTCTTTTTGGGTTAATGACTTTTTAATTAACTCAACTTTCAAATTTGTATACATAAAATCACCTCACAATTTATGCATTTGAATAACTTACAATTAAATTTTATATGCATAAGCATAATTTGTCAATAGTTTTTTATGATTTTTCATAAATTTTTATTGACTGTCACAAAATATTGTGATAATATCAAAACAGAGGTGATACTATGATAGGAAAAACACTTGAAAAGGTATTAAAAGAAAACGGCACTAATGTTAATGAATTGGCTAAAAAAATCAATGTTAGTAATCAAACTCTTTATTCGATTATAAAAAGAGATAATATGAAAATTGATTTTGAATTACTCTTAAAAATTTGTAATGCCCTTAATGTTAATGTTGAAAGATTTTATAATGATTATATTGGTACTAAATCAAAACAAATCTTTTTAAGTGAAGAAGAACAACAAATTATACTTGCATATCGTGCTAATCCGGATATGCAAAAAGCAATTAAAAAATTGCTTGATATTAATGTTGTTGAAAAGACCATACCGGCACTTGTTGTGGCAAGAAGTTCTGACTATCATGGAATGTACACAGAAGAAATTACTGCTGAACAATTAAAACTATTACAATCACAGAAACAACCATCATCTGATGATGACCTTTGACAATAGTTTTAATTAGTGAATAAAATAATCACCTACACAGATAATATCTGTGAGGTGATTCTGATGCTAACTAACTATGGAAAATATAAAGATGCTAGAAATGCATCTTGGAATGTTCTTATTAATCATAATATTACTAATTTACCGGTGTCAGTAACTAAAATTTGTAAAGACGAAAATATTACACTTGCTAAAAATAGCACAGTGCATTTATTAAATAACAAAGAATTTGCAAAGACAATGTTAATATCTGATAAGTGGTACATTATATATGATGATAGTATGAGTAAAGAAAAGATTAGATTTTCTATTGCTCACGAGCTTGGCCACATCTATCTTGGCCATCCTCTCACCAACGGTGAATATAATCGAACATTTGATGTAGTTAAACCTGAGGAAGAAACACAAGCTGACATATTCGCAAGTAGGTTACTTGCTCCGGCATGTGTACTTTGGGCATTAGATATTCATTCAGCAGAACAAATACAAAAGCTATGTTCTATAAGTTATTCAGCTTCTAAGATTAGAGCTGAAAGAATGAAACTGCTGTACAGTCGTAATAAATTTCTAACATCTTCACTAGAAATTCAAGTGTACAAGCAGTTTGAAAACTTCATAGCAAAGAAAAAACTAGAATTATAGTTATAGATTTGAGGTGAAATAATTATATAATCAGTTACAAAAATTAAAATTATTTATTAAAAAGGGGTATTATTATGAATGCAAGTAAAAAAATTGCAATAGGTTTTTTAGTGTTTGTTTTTGGTATGATATTCTTTTCACTAATATTTGCTGGTTGTGATAAAGTAACATCATCAAATAAAAATAATAGTGAAGAAAGTGTTTCATTTGACAAATCAATATTAGACACTAATAGTACGAAAAAGATAAAAAACCTTGAAGTTCCTATTAATGATAAATGGGAAGTAGAAAATGATAAGGATGATTCAATCTATGAAAATGACTATTGCTATACTATTGATGGTAATAACGGTTACATATTTATGTGGGTAAGAAGTCGAAAAAGTGATATTTCACTTGAATCATCTAAGGATTATTTCGACAATGATAGTGATTATAAAAACAAACATTCCGAAATGTTTGAAATTTTTGATGGTGTAGATGCATTAGACACTACACACCTTGATTCATCATCAGACAATTATTCACATACTGTTGAATTTATAGCTGATGGTGAAGACTATGAAATTGAATTTTATGGTGACAAAAGTTTTAAAAAATATATGGAAACTTTATATAACAATGTCATTGGTAGTGATTTGATATTACATAATGAAACTATAGAAGAAACTACAACTACAACAGAAGAACCAACAACTGAAGATTATGATAGTGATGATGATTATGACTATGACTATGACTATGAAGAAGAAACTACTACAAAGCCTAAGAAAGATACTTTAGTTTATAGTGATAGTAATGTTAATATTTATTTTTATGATATTACCGAGGATTATGGAGATACTGAAGTAAACTTTAAAGTAAAAAATAAAACTAGCAAAAAGCTTGAATTTCAAGCAGATA